ATTTCTAATGAATCATCAGTAGATTTATTATCTACTATTATAATTTCTGGTTTTTTGAAATGATCTAAACAAGATTGAATAGCAAATCCTATAAACTCAGCCTCGTTTCTATTTCTTATAATAATGCTAATATTATCCATCGAATCTACCTGTATAATTTAGTCTTGAATCTAACTCAAAATCTTGATAATCTAGTCCATTATCAATCATCATATCATTTCGTAATTTTAAGTATTCAGATAAATCATTTAATTGTTTAGGAAGTATTGCAAATTTATTGTCTCTCCCTGGCAATTCATTATCTACCGTAAAATGTTTTTCAATTGCATGTATTCCAAATTCTAATGCAACTTTTGCAGATTCAACACCTTGCATATGATCTGAATATCCAACCCATTTAAATAATTTATTTAATTCTTTTAATTTTAAAATATTTGCATTTTTTGGATGTAATGGATATGTTGAAACACAATGCATTATACACGTTTTATTAATATCAATAATACGTGCTAACTCTTTAACTTCATCCCATGTAGTAGTTCCGATTGATATATATACTTTATCAAACACATCCATACATTTTTTAATAAGTGGATAATTTCTACTTTCAAATGATGGTATTTTTACACATTTTGTTGTTACTTGTTTGTATAACCCAACATCTTCCAATGAAAATACAGATGACATAAATTCGATATTATTATCATCGCATACCTGTTTAAGATATTTATGGTCAGCTAATGTTAATTGAGCTTTTTCATATATTTCACGACGACCATCAGTATCCCATACTCCAGGTTTAAGATTACTTACTGACCATGATTGAAACTTTGCATGTGTGGCTCCATTTGTTGAAGCTTCAATAATCATTTGTTTTGCTAATGCCATATCTCCCATATGGTTCCATCCTATTTCTGCTATAATATTCATAGTCGTTCTTTTGCTCGTTCTAAATCTTGTTGGTAATGTATATCGGTTGCATCATCTTTTATACATCCTATTCTTTTTGAAACATTACTGTTTAGTAAATGATCATATTTAAAAATTCTAACAGATCCACTCCGTTTAAATGATGGCTCAATTGTAATCAAATCGTCATAGTTATTATCTATCATATAATCTACACAATAATCAAAAGTATGTTCTCTATCTGGATGATCAGGTTGTAAACAAACTATTAGATCATATTTAGTTGTGGTATTTTTTAATATGTCAATATATACGTCGGTTACCTCTGCATCCTTAAGTAAATGAGCCGGGCGTTCTGTAAACCCTACTTGGTTATCTAATGCTATTTTTAATACGTCATCACTCTCTGATGAAACTATAATTTCAGGATTATACTTACTTTGTTTAGCATAATCAATTGAATATTCAACTAATGTTTTACCTTTAATTTTTTGTATATTTTTTTTAGGTAATCTAGTTGAATCTGTTTTTGCTGGTATAATTACTAATATTTTCATAATTTATTTATTGCCCATTTATATGCTCTAGTTTGACCTTCAATTGTCATTCCGCCAGTATGTGGCGTAACTATTATATTTTCTCCTTGATTCATTGCTTGTATAATAGGAGATGCTTGTAAGTCGTCAAATTCATTTTCAACTACATCTGCACCATAACCTGATATAACTTTATTTTCCAATGCTTCTACAATATCTTTTTCGTTAACTATTTCACCTCTACTGGTATTAATAATATATGGAGATTTTTTACTATATCCAAGTAAATCTTTATTAATCATGTACTTCGTTTCATCAGTAACATGAACGTGTAACGATATAACATCACATTGTTTGAACATATCTGTTAACTCGCAATACGTATTAAGTAAAAATGCATCATCCATTTCATCTCGTTTATATGGATCATATACTTTTACATTAGCTCCAAAAGCTTTGCAATAATTGTACATCATCTTTCCTAATCGACCGTAACCAATGATACCTATTGTTAATGATTTAACTTCTCGTCCTATAAATGGTATATAGTCCCAATTATATTCAGAAACATGTTGTTTGCTTTGTGGTATACTTCGTAACAATGACAACATCAGTCCAAATGCTAATTCAGATGTTGATGGTAACTGTTTAATTAATTCATAATCTTTAGTTAAAGACAAAATTTTAATGTTTTGTTTCTTACAATATTCAACGTCGATATGATTCATACCAGTTGAACATGTATTGATTAAGTTAACATTGGTTCCTTGTAGTAGCTCTTCATCAATTTTATATGTTTGTTGATTTGGATTACAAACTATAGTATCAATATTACGTTTTAATAGTAAATTTCTAACTTGTTCTTTTGATGATTCTTCACGAAGATATAACTCGTTACTTTTATTTATAAGTAATTGTACGATTCCGTCTAAATGAAATACTGGGGTTATTACTGCTATTTTCATTTTTTATTTTGTATGTTTAAACAAATTTCTTGAATTACTTCATTTGTATTTTTTTTAATTTTATAATCTAGTAATTTTTCTGCTTTTGTAATATTAGCAAATCTAACTAATATTTCTTGATAATTTCCAAATATTTTTTCTGATGGAACAAATATTATGTCTGATTGATTTTTAAAATAATTATTAATATATTCCGCAGTGTATTTTACTGTAGTTTGTTCATCGGTTCCTAAATTTATAATTTCACCATTTGTTGTTTGTTGATTATTTAAAATACTTACAAATCCAGTTGCTATATCATTTGCGTGAGAAATTGATCTAGTTTGCAATCCATCACCATGTATTACAATGTCTTTACCTTGAGCTGCTAATTTAGCAAATAATGGAATATGTCCTCCACTCCATGTTGTTGAAGAACGTTTTGAAGCACATCCAAAGATACGTATCACGGTACACTCTAACCCTTGTTGTTGAAAGGTATTTAGTATGTGTTGTTCACTATACCATTTTGATAAAGCATATGAATATCGAATATTAGTAGGAGCACCCATTGTTATGTTGTCATCTTCGCAAAATGTTTTTGAATTACCATATATATCACTAGTAGATGCAAATATAAACTTAGTTTTATGTTGCAAACAACGTTGAACTAAAATTTTAGTCATATAATAATTTGTATCTAAAATATCTGCAGATAACACACTACCATCCCATGCTTTTTTTAATGATGCAAAATGATATATAACATCATATTTTGTTTTATAGTTGTCGATATTTTCTACTTTGTCATGTATAAATTTAAAATTTTTATTTTTTATAGCATCTGACAAATTATTTAAAGTCCCATATGATAAATCGTCAATTCCATCAACCATATGTCCTGCTTCAATTAATAAATCTGTTGTATGACTACCGATTAATCCTGCTGCACCTGTAACTAATATTTTCATATATTAAAACTTTTTAATGGGCCTGTTGTTATATCGTGATGATAATAGTCCCATATTAATGTATCTTTGTAATTATATTTTATTTGTTCAAAATCATTTACTATATCTTCATAGTACCAACCCCATCTTTCTGTCCATGCATCAAAATTAGAATATTTTCCAAAATGATATTCATTACCTCTTCGTGCTCCTGGTGCAGACGATTGATCTATACCATATTTTGTTTTTAAATGTTGATCGTTTAATGTATATAAATCAGGTAGTATCAAACAAGGATAATTTTTATAATTAAATTGCATAGCAATATCAGGTAACCATAAGTGAAAATGATAATCAGTTGTAGGTTTGATAACCTTATTCCATTTATCAACGTTGATTCCAACTGATGCCCACATTGGAAATTCTACTATAAATGGTGTTTTCCAAATATCTTGTTTTAATAACTGACCTTGTTGGCTTGGACATAACCATCTACCAGTTCTATCATGAATAGATAAATGACACATTCCGATCATACCTAACGGTGATTTGCCTTGTGAGAATCTATTATATGCATCTCCGGTGTAATTACCTTTATCTAACACATTAAATCCTATAAGTCCAAATTCATCTAAAAGATTATCTTCTATTCGTTTATTTATAGAACAAAAGAAATCTTTACTTAAAGGATAATGATCATGTTGAAAACATATTATCCATTTACAATTGGGCCTAGATTCATTAATAAAATCAATTAATGTTTGAGTAGCCATTTGTACTCCTCTAGATTTATTTTCTAGAAAAACAATATCATGATTTTTACAAATAGTTTTACCTTTTGCAATTTCTTCATCACAAGATTTATCATCAACGTTAATAAATTCAAAACCTTCGGTATCAATATTTTTTAACACTTCGCCTTCTAGCATATCATAGTTATTTCTAGAAGATACATATATTATTATATTATCTTTATTCATTTATACACCTTTCTATATAATTTAAAAAACATTGAGTACTATTAAAATCTTTGCCTCCCTCTAACGTATCTTCAATAAAATTTTTATTAGTTTCATAATCATAAAAAATACCTGTTTGGCCTGTTTCTGGAATCAATGTAGTTGGTATTCCTAATTGTATAGGTTTTAAAGCTAAGGTACTAGGAGCACTATATACTTCCGCACTTTGAGCAATTAATTTGTTATCGTCTTCTACGTCATAGACAATATTGTAATCTAAACTTTCAGGTAATATGCTATTTAAGTATTGTTTATTTTTTTGCATATTAAGACCAATTCTAGATTTTAATTTTATCACTACGGGATATCCACTTTGTTGTTGTAATGATAATAAATCAATTGAGTCAAAAACTTGTTTATCGAATAGTTTAAAAAAAGTACCATTACCAGTAGATATTTGTCCTTCATGACCTAAATAATTAACAATGACTAGTATATGCTTTTTTTCAATATTCGAATATGTTTTTAGTATATCGTTTGCAGGTATTCCAGCTGGAAGCTGATAACTGTGTTTAACCTCCTTGCGACCAAATACAAAACATTTATCATATGATTTGCCAACATTTTTTGTTTCATATCCATGTTCTGTAACTCCATGGCTACATGCTAATACTAAACATTTTTTACGATGAAATATTTCAGATAATCCATTGAACTGACGATTATCATCTGTAATAATTAAATCATATTTATCATAGTTTGCATTTATATTTGTATGAACATTGTCAAAATACTGTAAATACTGTTTATCAAAATAATTTCTTAAATCATTATCGCCTGGCCATTGATATGTAGAATTCATTTGGTATAACTTCATTAAATCTAAATTGTAATATTCTGATAATTTAGAAATAATAGGATATATACGCTCACCAACACGATATTGTGTAGTTACAAATAAAATATTTTTATGCTTCACTTGGTGATTTTTTAAATGATTGTATGTAATTAGTAATATTTTGTTTAGGTTGATAACCAAATTTTTTCGTAGCAGATATATCAGCTAATGTAATTCTTGCTTCTCCTGGTCGTGATGGAATATACGTAGTGGCATCACTAAACATGGCAGCAATTTCATTTATAGAATAATTTGTTCCAGTACCTAAGTTATAAACTTCTCCTCTATGTTTATCTTTACTCAAACATATCAATCCATCACAAATATCATATACATGAGTAAAATCTCTGCGTTGTTCTCCATCCCCAGTTATAGTTAATGATTCACCATTTGAATACTGTCTTTCGAAAATACCTATAATAGTTGCGTATGTTCCTTCGGTTGGTTGACGATCTCCATACACGTTAAAAAATCTGGCACATACTGTTGATATGTCATATAGTTCTGCATACATTTTTAGAATCTCTTCACCAGTATATTTAGTAAAGGCATATGGGTTCAATTTAGGACCACCATATGCCGAACTACTAGCAGCATACATAATTTTGGCTCCGCATCTTCTTGCTAATTCGCAAATATTTACAGTACCTAATACATTTGATTGAAAATATGAAACAGGATCTTCAAATGAAGGCTGAATGCGAGCAAGTGCTGCCAAATGAAAGATCAAATCATATGATACGTTTTGATATTTCTCATTATTAATATTGTTAATATCATCAATAATATAATTAACTCCTTCGTGTTTATTGTTAATATCACTTGAATCTGATGTTAAATTATCAATAACGGTTATTTCATATTCTGAAGTCTCTAATAGGCGCTTTACTAAGTTATAACCAATAAATCCTAAACCTCCTGTAATTAATACTTTTGTTTTCATTTTATAATCCTTCATATAATTTATTTTGTTGTTCTTGTTTTGCTATCACCTTATCATGACGTAAACACCACTCTTCATTTGTTGGAAGATAACTTATTGTTTGATAACCGTCTAATACTTCGTGAACTGGATTTTTCCATTTTATCTTGTTATCATTCTTATAAACACGCCATTGAAAGTCTGGAAAGTTTACCCAACCTTGATTGTTAACGTTCCAATTCCACTTATCTACATGTTCTTGTGTGAGTCCTTCTACCGTATTTATTCTCGGAACCTTTAACACATCAACGTCATTATGTTTTAATACTTCAGGTATCATATCCAACATATACGTGGTAGGTATCTCATCAGCATCTATCTGGAATATATAATCTCCAGTGCAATTATCTGTTAGGTTATTTTTGAAATTAGCAAAGTGGTTGTTTAGATCAAATGTTATATACTTAACATTACTTAACCCTTCACAATATTCTTTAACTTTAACATCAGGTAATCCTTTAACACTACCACGTGAATCTTGTTGTATAACAATTTCATCTTCCTCTCGTTTATTTTCTAATAAAAACGGAATTAGCTTTTGAATTTCTTCGAATTCATTACAGACGGTAATTGCGTAACTTATCTTCATATATATATATAATATAAAATTTATATCAAAAATCCTATACTTTTTGTAGTTTTGGCAATTCTAATTTAGGAAGTTTTAATTCTACATGTTTTGGAATAGATTCAGTTCCAGCGTCAATAATTTCTAATACTTCATCATACCGCTTCATCATAGCCGTTTCAGTAAAGTTACTATTAACAAAATATCGTTGTCTTTTTGATAACTCATTCCATTTCTTAGTATTCTTTAGTATATCAACAAACATTTTACTAGCATATCCATAATCAACTGTAAACCACTGTGCTTCTTTTAAAAGAAAATCATTTGCTGCAGATTCATGTATATTTGTCATTGTTCCTGGTAATGCACATATAAATTCTTTTTTCAAGAAGTCTGCCTGGCCAGAATAATGTGGAGCCATGATAGGCTTCCCTGTTGATGCAAATTCGAGTAACGGTCTTCCGAATCCTTCTGCCTTGGTAAATGATACCATTGCTTTAATCTTGGGATGATTATATAACGCATTCATTTCTGCATTAGTCAAATCTCCATGCAATAGGTATACTGGAGGTAGTTTGTGTACTTCATTTCCAAAAGTATTTCGTACTTGTTCTATCTTTTTTTCAATTTCCCATCGATCTGTTATGCTATATGTTGCACCGCTAGTTTTCAATACCAATGCTGGTTGCGTAGATCTTTGTTTGTCTTTGAACGCCGTAAAGAAACAATGCAACGCACCACTAATATTTTTTCGATCTTCTCCTAAATTACCTTGTAGCCAATGACCACACATTAAGAATGCATTCTTTTCTTTAATTGAATCTAATGCTGGTATTGATGTTGTTACGTTTTTATTGCTATATACAGTATCATCAAAATATTCTGAAATAACTTGAATATTTGTTGTTATAGGTTTGCCTGATTGTGCTGCAGTATCTTCAAATGTTTTCTTTGTGAATTCACTTGGTACAATTATTAATTGCATCTGATTGATTCGATCAATCCACTCTGGATTACAAACATTTCCTTCTGTACCAGCAGTTACTCCTATATTATATTGACCAACTGCTTGAAACTCATTTGGTACTGTTATTTGTACCCAAATATCCGGTTTAGTCTGTAATGGTAATCCGACAAATCGTTGTTTCCAATCACTTGGTATAGGATATGTAAATGGTGTATTGCCCCACGGCATTGATAGTAGGTTAATTTCCCATTCTTTGCCTTTTTTATCTATAAACTGTTTAATAATTTCTCGGGCGTGATGTCCGTAACCAGATTGTGTTGCGACTGGCGATGATATAACTACTTTTCTCATTATGCTATTCCTATGTTTTCGTATTGTTTTTCTTCTACTTTGTTAAATGTGTATCTAGGACGTGTTATTGGTCGACTTATTAACATGTCCATCATTTCAATCATTTTATTACCCATTTGCTCAGAAGTTAATCCATTCTCTAAACAAAACTCTCTTCCTGCTAAACCAGCTGCCTTTCTTTGTTCTGGCTCAGTAATATACCAATCATATATTGCAGTTGCTACATGTTCTGATTGAACTCGGTCGTCGAATATAAATGGAGTTGCTACAGATCCTTGTATTGATCTATTACTAGGAAATATTGGCTTCACCCATACTCCATGATCTACATATTTTGCTTTATGATTAGTTGGAAAGTCTTGAGTGAATTCGATTAATTTCCCATGTTCATCTCTAAATCCACACTGATCTTGTAAACCACCAGTAACATTATTAATGATAGGAGTTCCAGATAATAATGCTTCGGTACTACTCAGTCCCCATCCTTCATTGCTGGCTATATTAATTACTACATCTACTGAGTTATATACTGCGTTGAGATCTTGTATTGAGAGTTTTGCTTCAGAAAATACAATTTTACAATTCGGGGCAATGTGTTTTGCTACTGCTCTTAAGTCTGTTCCATTTGTGTCAACTGCTGTGGTATGCATCAATAACATTGTTTTTGATCGCTGCTCTTCTGGTAACATATCATTGAACATTTTAAACGATAAAATTACATCTGCTGGTTGTTTTCTTCTAATATTCCTGTTATTCCAAAACACTACAAATTCAGCATCATTGTTTGTTTTTACTTGTTCTAATATTTTAACATATGCTGGGTCATTGTCTGGAAGTGGTTTATATATATTGTGATCTAAACCATGAGGCACATATCCAGTAATAATATCATTATTTTTTGCTTTGGTTGTTTTATCATAATCACATACCCCAAATCCGTTCTGTTTAAGAACTTCTCTATGTATATTATCTGATTGCTTACTGATTCCCATAATCAAATCACAACTACCGTAATAAGGGGCGTTCCACATTGGATATGGTAGATCATCCCAAATTGAATAATATGCTATTGGTATACCATATGTAGTTTTAATCTCATGTTCTAATGAATATAACCATGTCCAATATCTAGGATCTGTAAAGTGTAAAATTACATCTGGTTTTTCTTGATTAATTATAGAAAATAATACGTTTCTATCACCATACCCCGTCCATGGAATAACTTTTACATTAGCATCAGCTATACCAGTTTCTTCTTGAATTTGTTTCGATACATCTTGTGCTTTACCATGTTCTGGATGTTGTAGTGCAGCTCCTAACTGTATCCAATCATAATGATGTACTGTTTTTAAAATAATTTCTCGGCTGATAGTTCCGATGCCGCTAGGTAATCGAAAATCATCGGATAATAATAAAATTTTCTTTTTTGTAGATTTGTTGTTGTCTATTGTTTGTATTTTTGGTAATTCCATTTAAACTCCTTATAACTTTTATATAAATATCAACCTAGTAAAACCACCGGTTTATTTTGTTTATTAATATTACTATATGCTGTTTTTAGAAACGGATCCATTTTGGATTCATTTGTCATGATAATCATGTAATCACAATTCTGTGCAATGAGTTTCATTCTGTGATGTAATTGACTAAAGTGATATGATTTGCCATAATATGTCTTTGGCATTGCTGAATATAGATTGTATCCTGAATATGATGGATTATATTCTTTATAATTCATTCCAAATTCTAATGCATATTTTCTAATCATACTATTAGCACCATCAGAGCCACCAGCTCCGATAATTACAACGTCTTCGAATTTATTTTTTAATCCTCGCAATGTTTCTTGAACTTTTCGGCGATTTTGCCAATTCTTGTTTCCTATAACTGCAACGTTAGTCGTATTTTTCATATGCAAACTTAACTGTTTTTGGATAATGATTATATGATATACGTAAACCAATTTCTAATAATTTTCTATTCTGTTTAGTGTTAGGTCCAGTAATGTCAGTACACAAAGTATATTCGCACTTCGTATATCCATTACTATGTGATTTGTGTTTACTCAAAACAAAATCATATACATATACGTGTTTATGTTTATGTGGTTTATACATATACTATATAATATAAAAAACTATTCTCGAATCCTATTTTCTTTAGGACAATTTTCATAATCAGTTTTAAATGGACACCATTTGCAGTGTTTAGCTCCTTTGCCAGCAAGTGCCAAATACTCTCTTTCTTTATTCTTATTTCCATCGGCATCAAAACATGTTTCTATAAATTCGTCTATACGCTTTTGTATTTTTTTCTGTGTAACCGTACCTGATGCTGGTTGATGTTGTTGAATCCGTTTTTGAGGAAACATTGAATTCTCCATTAGCTTTCGCTTAACTATGAAAAACTCTACATTGATATTTTCCTTAGGAACACCATATTGTTCTGAGAAATATGTTTTATATGTAACTAATTGAGCTGACTTTAATGAGTCTGCTTTCTGATATTTATTCCAGCCCATTCTGCTAGTTTTAATATCAAAAATTTCTATAGTATTAGTAGGCTTATGTCGTAACACTAAATCCATAAAACCATACCAATAAACTGATGAATTCTTTTGAGATGCTGGAGTACACAATTCCATTTCTATTCCTAGCAACTCATAATCACGACTCGAAAAATATTGTCCTCTACGCTTTTTGAACCAATCTAATATAGCAACACCATCTTCATGATATTCTGCTAACTGTAGTGGATTCGAAAAATGCTCACCGTTACGATCAGCAACACATTTACTGTATTCAATTTTAAGATTTTCCATTAATAAGTCTGGTAAATCTATTGCATCTGCTTTCTTTACAGACTCAGTATACATAACCGTTAGAAAGTGTTGCAGTGTCTCATGGAATGCAGTTCCAAAGACAGTATCAATAGATGCCGTGAATGGTGCTAATCGATCAATATATGCTAACTTCCAGTTCAATGGACATTTTTCATACATTGACCATTGTGAATATGAAATTCTAGTTGGCACCGACTTTGGATCTCTTACTGCTAATCTATAAACCGGACTAATATAATTTACGTTTTCTTTACTCATCAGATCCATTTAATGTGAAACTAGTATTATACAATACACAATCTATTAATTCAGACATTCGATCATTAATTATCTCATAAAATTCATCACTGCGATCAATACCGCCTGAATTTTCATTGAGTAAGTCTAAATCTTCGTCGCTTGGTTCATATTCATCCCAATCATCACCAAATTTATTATATGATGCAGCACCAATAAAATTGAATCCTTCATCTTCATAATCAATTAGTAGACTAGCATCTGGGTCTATCTTTGAAACATGATCATATATTCTCGCAAATAAACCATGGGCTGGACTCCATGCTGAAGTTATGTTTAAATTAATTTCTAATTCGTCGATGTCGATATCTTCGAAAGATATCCATTTTGCACCCAACTTTTCAATATAATCAGACCTTGTTTGTTCTACATCAGGACATATTATGTTAAAATATGCATCTTGTAGTTTCGTAATTCGTTGCCAATATGTAGTTACAGAGTCATCTGTATCAGGACTATTCATCCATTTATCATATTGCAAAATATCGGATTCAAATTTACGACACGCTTTTTCATCTTCGAATCGTATATGAATATTAGTATAAACATGATTTGCCATATTACTTCTTTTATTATTAATATAAGAAAAATATTGCTAATAACCTAATTATTTAAACTCTTTAAGATATATATCAATTACGTCTTTAGTTTTATTTAGGTCTTGTTCAAAGTTACCTTTATGTCGACATCTTACAATTCGTTTAAGAATATCAAATTCATATGCATTGAGTTCCCACTCTGTTGCAAATTTATATAGACTATCCTCACCGATATAATGTTTCTGGGTATGTGTGAATGGTATTTCTTTTATACTCATTTTATTCCTTTCAATAATTTCTTTTTTTCTGCTTTATTATATCCATATAATGAAAGTATTCGATCGCAACTGTCTTTATCTAATAATTCTAAATATTCAGTTACTTCAGATTTACTTACTTGATAATGCTCTGCAAATTGCTGTATTAGTTTAACATCATACTTATCAGATTTTTTGCCTTTTATATATTTAGCAAATGCTTTATTACTTGGTAATAGATCATGATACAATTTATATGTATCTCTAGGCTTCAATTGACCAATAGTATAACATTGAAGTTCATTAACTAAATCAGTTAGTTCCATTCTCATTGATAGCCACCTATTCACAATAAATGGAGCAAACTTTTTTTGATCTGGTTCCGACCATTCTTCCCACTTTTTCTTTTTACTAGTTACGCCGTTTATAAAATCAAATATACTTGCCATTATAATTTATATTTTTGTTTCCATTGTTTTTCAAACTCGGTACCCATTCCCATTTCTAATATTATAGCATTTTCTGGGACGCCAACCAATTTTTTTGCAGTTAAAATATCATCAATACTCTTTTTTTTATATGTTTTCATTTTTACACGAGCATTGGTGCGATTACTAGTTTTAAATACAATAGTAATTGGTCCTTTTAAGATCTTTTCTGCCATAGTTTTTTTATTATTAGATTAGGATTAAATTGTGATATGTTTTCGTGATTTGCCATAACAATATCAATTAAATTTGTATGACTAAAATGATCAGGACATAATCCGATAATGTGAAATATTTCGTGCATATATTTATTTTGCTAATTCTAATTGATTTTCATTGAATATATGTAATAGACCGTAGTCGTCCATTTCTCCTACAACACGAATATCTCCCTTAACTGTAGTAAACACTGATACTATAGTACATGGAAAATCATATCCTTTGGGTTTTATAGCTTTATCGCCAATTTCAAATTTACTTGTCATTTTTCTTTATTTTTACTGGTTGAAATTCTTCTGGTATAGCACCGCAGTCATCACATCTGAATACAGGTACTGGTACCATAGTATCTTTGTCTTGTCCTGTTAAGAATTTTGAAACTTTATTAATTGCCATTACCTGACGAAAATACATACCTCCACACTCTTTGCATATAATAGGTTGCATATCGGTTGGCTTAATATTTGA